ACCCTCGAAACCAACGGCTATGGCGGCTTGTTTCGCGCCAAACTCGCAGACCGACGTGATGCGGAGCGACGCGATAGGAGAAGGCGCACCGAGAAGCCGCGGAACGATTTCTTCCGATGATTCGCCGAGAATATCTGAATCTGTGACCCTGTTCGTTCGCCGAGTTCAGTATCTTGGTTCGACGAGGGACGCGACCCAATGTCCGCGGGCTTTGCGGAGATATACGCGGGTCGGTGGCGCGGCTGGTTCGTCGCTGCAATCCAGCTCCCGCGGGTGCTTTGGAGCCGGCGTACACTCGGAAAATTGCATGACGATCATGATGGAACCGACGTCCCAGGGCTCATGGACGTCGAGCGGGCCGTGATGGTAGGTGGGGTTCGATTTGGACTCGTGCACATCCTCCGCGTCCATCCGCTTGGCGGCGATGATGCGGTATTTGAACTCCGGATTCTGAGCGGCGGTTTGCCTATCCTGCTCGAACGTTCCTGGCTCCTGCTCGTTACCGTAGTCATCGGCGATCTTGCACAGTTCCGCTTGGCCGCGGACGTAGCACGCAAGAGCCGTGTCCATGGCGCAGAGCGGCGTCTTGGCGCTACCGATGCACTTGCTTGTCGTCGTCTTCGCGCTATGGGTGACATAGCGCCATGTCGCCGGTCCGCTGGTATCCGGCACGTCGGGGTCTCGATCCCGCTCGCCAGCGAGCACCGGCACTACGACAGAGGCCAACGCAAGCAACAGCGGAACAGACAAAATACTTCGCATTGCCGTGACCGATTATTGGAGACCGGTTGTCCGGCATGTTCGAGTGCAACAATGGCGAGAGTATGGCCGTGACTGCGAGCCGCGCTGCGTAGCCGGCGCGGCAGAGCGACTAGCCGATTGAATATCACTAGGCAATTTTTCAACCGATGGCTGGAGCACCGCTCTAGCCCGAAAGGAGTCTATCGATGCAACTCTTTGCCGACATCACCAAGTTCGATAGCGCTCAGCGCCTCGTCTGGGGCTATGCCTCCACCGAGACGCGCGATGCGCAAGGCGAGATCGTCAAGCGCGAAGCCATCGAGGCGGCACTGCCGGCCTATATGCGCTTCGGCAATATCCGCGAAATGCACCAACCCTCGGCGGTCGGCGTTGCCACCGCCGCCGAGCTCGACGATCGCGGCCTCTATGTCGTGGCCAAGGTGGTCGACGCCGCCGCCTGGGAAAAGGTGGTAGCCGGCGTTTACAAAGGCTTCTCCATCGGCGGCCGGGTGATGACGCGCGATGCCGACGACCCCAGCGTCATCACCGGCTGCAGCATCAGCGAGATCAGCCTGGCCGACCGGCCGGCCAATCCGGAATGCGTGTTCGATCTATGGAAGGCCGACAAGGCGCCCGTGACCACGGTCGCCAAGGTCGGCGCGCGCCACTCCAAGGCGGACCTCGAGCGGGTGCAGCAGATGCACGATACTGCCGTCGAACTTGGCGCCTGTTGTCCTGACGATGCGGGTGCGAGTGCGCCCGACGCAGAGAAGCACGACCGTATCGATAACCTCGCCAAGCGCACAGCCGATGCGGATGCCCTCTCACGGCGGCTCGACGATCTCAGCCGCGAGCTGGCTTCGCTGCAACGCCGACTGACCAAGATCGAAGCGACACCGCTGCCACCCAAGGGCGCGCTCCGCGCCATCGCCAAGGGCGAGGACGTGAGCGAAACCGATGGTGTCGATCGGCCCGACGATGCCCTCGCCGCCATCCGCAAAGCGCAGACCCGCCCGATCCCACTCTACGAGCTGCGCAAGGTGTGACGCACTGAGCGAACGCAGACAGCGGCAACACCCACCCTTCGTCATTCCCGCGCACGCGGGAATCTAGCTCTTCCACCAAGGTCCTGGATTCAGGATCGCCGCTTCGCGCCGTCCGGAATGACGAAGGTAGATCACCACCAGCCCCGGCAGCGTCCGGGGCTTTGCATTTCCAACACCGAAAGGAAAACTGAAAATGACCACTACCGCCGACACGCTTGCTTTGCTCAAGGAGGCGCAGGCCAATCCCGATCCGCGGCTCGCCAAGGCGATCACCCAGGCGACCGGCCTGGTCGCCTTCGACCTGCAGGCGGGCGCCAAGCAGCTCATCCCGGTCATCACGCCGCTCCGCAATATGATCCCGCGCGTGCCTGGCGCCGGCGGCACCGCGACCAACTGGAAGTCGGTTACCGGCATCAACATCAACGGCCTGGCGCTGGGTGTCTCGGAAGGCAACCGCAGCGGCGTCATCGCCACCTCGGTCACCTCGAATATGGCGGCCTACAAGGGCCTTGGTCTCGAGGACAACGTCAGCTTCGAAGCCGACTATGCCGCGCAGGGCTTTGACGATGCCAAGGCGATCGCGGCGCAGAACCTGCTGCGCTCGGTGATGATCGGCGAGGAGAAGCTGATCGTCGGCGGCAATACCAGCCTGGCGCTCGGCCAGTCGCCAACACCGACTCTGGTTGCTCTCGGCAGCGGCGGCACCTTGCTCAATGCCGCTTACAACGTCTATTGCGTGGCCCTCGCCTTCGACGGTTTCGTGAATAGTTCCGTCGCCAATGGCGTGCCGACCTCGGTAACCCGCACCAACGCCGACGGGACCAGCGACACCTATGGCGGCGGCTCGGCTCGCATCTCAGCCGCTGCCAATATCACCCCGGCGGCGAACGGCTCGATCCAGGCCTCGGTGCCGCCGGTGCGCGGCGCCGTCGCTTATGCCTGGTTCTGGGGCACCGGCGGCGCGCCGAACGAGAAGCTCGGCGCCATCACCACCATCAACAGCGTGCTGATCACGGCGGCACCCGCCGGCAGTCAGCTCGCCGGCACGGCGGGACTGGCATCCGACAACAGCCAGAACGCGCTGGTGTTCGACGGCTTGATCAGCCAGGTCGCCAACCCGACCTCGAATGCCTATTGGCAGACGCTGGCCACCGGCACGCCCGGCGTTGGCTCGACGCTTACCGCCGACGGCGCTGGCGGCGTGGTCGAGGTTGACGCCGCGCTCAAGTCCTTTTGGGACAACTTCCGTCTCTCGCCCGATCTGATCCTGGTATCGAGCCAGGAGATGATGAATATCGCGAAGAAGGTGCTGTCCGGCAGCGGCGCCTCGCTGTTTCGCTTCAACCTCGACAATGGCGGCGGCGCGGTGAACGCCGGTGCCGTGGTCGGCAACTACCTCAACCGCTACACCATGGACGGCGGCCAGCTGGTCAAGGTGCTGCTGCATCCGAACGTGCCGGCCGGCACCATCCTGTTCTACAGCCGCACCATTCCTTATCCGCTGTCGAACGTCAGCAACGTGCTGCAGATGAAGACGCGGCGCGAGTACTACCAGATCGAATGGCCGCTCAAGGCACGCCGCTACGAGTACGGCGTCTACGTCGACGAAGTGCTGCAGAACTACTTCCCGCCCGCCTTCGGCATGCTCACCAACATCGCCAACGGCTGAGTCATCTTCCCCTTCACGCTTCGACGAGCTCAGCGTGAGGCAAGGGGCGGCGCAACCAGTTTCCTCACCCTGAGCTTGTCGAAGGGTGAGTCTTTTTCGGAACAAATCATGCAACTCATCGCACCCAAGGGCGCCGTCGCCGCATCGGTCGGCGGCGTCGAGTACCGCGTCCAGCGCGGCATCGTCGAAGTGCCGGACGTACTGGCACCTCACCTGTTCGATCACGGCTTCGTCGCCAGCGAAACCGCGACGAAGCCCGCAGACGCGACGAAGGAGTGAGACCGTGGCCGCCGGCGATCTCACCACACTTGCCAATGCGAAGCAGTGGCTCAATCTTACCACCAGCAACGACGACGCCCTGCTCTCCCGCCTGGTGACCGCGGCAAGCCAGTTCATCCAGACTTGGCTTTGCCGGCAAATTGCGCAAAGCACCTACGCCGAGACACGCAACGGCGACGGCGGCACGCGGCTCGCGTTCGCTAACATGCCGGTGTCAGCGGTACAGGCGGTAACAATCTATGGCACCGCAATTCTCCCGGCGGCCAGCCCGCTGGCCGTGGGTTATCTGTTCGACGCGCACTGTCTTTATCTCAACGGTGCCGCTTTCAACCGCGGCTATCAGAACGTCACCCTTGCCTATACCGCGGGCTACGCAGTGACTCCGCCGGAAGTAGAGCAAGCCTGCATCGAGTTGATTGCGCTCCGCTACCGCGAACGCGAGCACATCGGCCAGGCCTCGAAGGGCCTTGCCGGCGAAACCGTGTCCTTCGCCCAGAAGGACATGAGCGACGATATCCGCACCGCGCTCATGCTCTATCGCAAGGTCATCTCGCAATGATTAGTGGACAGATCGAAGGTTTGCCGGCGTTGCAAGCAGAGCTTGCGGCACTGCCGGTTCGGCTTCGCGGCAATCTGCCAGACGCGCTGCAGGCACTGGTGCAGCACTTTCGCGAACGGATGCGTATCGGCGGCGCGCGCCGGGATAAACACGCCTCGTCGCGTCTCGAGACCAATCTGACCGAGACAGCGGACAGCGTCGTTGCCGTTGTCAGCGGCGCGACTACCGACAACGCAGGTGCGCGCACTCCGTCGGCATCGCAAGGCTTGCGTGGGAGGTTAGCCGATCGGCGGCGAGCATTCCGGGCACCACTCGGCAGCGGCCGGCGCGGCGCCAATCTCGCCGCTGCCTTAAGCGATGCGTCAGCCAGCGCCGAAGCAGCTCTATCGCCTGCGCTCGCGGACGCGGTCGACGGTGGAGGTGCCGCATGATCCGCGAAAATATCTATGCGGCGCTGTTCGCGCGAGTCGCCGCCGTGCCCGGCCTGGTTACCGCGAGCCGCCGGCTCAAGCACTGGTCCGATGTGGCGCCGGCGCTGCAACCGGCACTCTTCCAGGTGCAGAAGCGCGAAATGCCACGGCGGCCGAGCGGCGCCTTGCCGGCCTGGTCATTGCACGCCGATCTCTATCTCTATGCCCATGTCGGCAGCGACCCGCAGGTGCCGCCGGCCACAGCCTTGAATGCGCTGCTTGACGCCATCGACGCGGCATTGGCGCCCGATCCCGTGTCGGGTGCGCAAACGCTC